AGATATTTCATCCGCGTAAGGTGTCCATCCAGAACGAAGAAGCCGAACGAGGCGCTGCATGGAATGCCGAGGGGCATCCTGCGCGAGTCCAGGCGTTAATTGGTCGGCATCCATGAGCTTATGCGTTGGGAAGCACAATCTTCCTCCAATGCGTGGCGTGATCATAACCACGGTCATACGCACCTTCCCAGATGTCATCGCCATCAGACCAATCTACATCGCCGTATTTGTTGGCGTCTTCTTTGGTTGGCAGGCGATCATCAACTAGAACCCATGAGAGTTCGAGTAGCATCTTTTGCAGTTCATCAATGGTTTTCATATTCGGTATTTAACTATACGTCCGTTTTTGATTGAGATGCAAGTGGGATTTTTCTTTTTGGTCTTTCACTCACAGGAACAGGAACTGCTGTTTGTGTCTTATTTATAATAAATGAAAGTGTCCCTCTGCTGCTCAATCCAAACTCAATCATGGTTTTATTGAATCCATTCTCTTTATAGTATTCAATAATTTTTACATGATCGTGTTTCATGGCATGCCTAGAAGTTGCAAATGCGTGAGCATGTCTAGCTTCAGCAGGTCGATCCATCATGTTTTGTGATGATGTTCCAGGTATGATATTATCAATGTGATTATTCAATGAGTTTCCATCTAGGTGGCGGCATACGATATTAGGCTGGTAGATTTCATCGCCAAATTTAAACCAAGCATTGAAGCGGTGAACAAGGCACTTACAACGCTTTGTTTTTGGGCCGAATGAAAACACTCGATAACCATTACTTAGTGATTGACCAACAATCGAACCGTCTGGTTTTGTGATTGTTTTGCCATCAGGTGTTATGCGGAATCCCATGTTGGCAGCTAATTCTTCATTTCTGTTTGGTGTATAGAATGGTTTTTTCATATTACTCATTTTCTCTTGCTGGATCAAAGCGGAAGAACCTTCCATTAAGGGTTGCCTTAACGATTTTCAGCCTCTCTCCATTTCTATTCTTCTTGATAAACAGGTTCCTCTCGTAATTCGGCTCATCCTCCTTCTTTTTCTCCCATGCCTTCGCCTGCTTCTCAAAAGGCTTTTGGATGATTATCAAATTGTCTGAATCTTGTTCAATGGCTCGCGACTCACGCACCTTTCCATCCTCATTAAGCTGTGACGGCATGATGATGTGAGCGCCAGTCATTTTAGCACACTGCTTTGCTGTGGCCGTGATATGGGCAACTTCTCGCTCACGGTTTCCACCATTAGTTTTAGATGTCAGGCATAGTTGAATGTAATCAATGGAGGCCACCAATTTCTGCCCCTGCTTCAATCGCTTTGAGCGCCTAGCAATATCTCGGCAGATTTGTTCAATGGTCTTGCCAGCGACATCCACGATGGAAATCGGCCACTTGGATAGGCGCATCGTTTTGACGCCAATGCTTTGATGCTCAACACGAGTCAGCATCCCATGTTTCAAATTACTAGAATCAATACCGGCTTGTGAGCAAATCAACCTTCCAGCCTCTTCTGTGTCTCGCATCTCGTAGGTGTAGATCACGCCAACATGATCCTGAAGGCATGCTGATTCAACAAATTGACGAGCAAGGCAGCTTTTACCGTCACTGGATTCACCAGCGATAACAGTTAGACGCCCATCCTCTAACCCACCAAGGTATTTATCGAAACCAGCAAACCCGGTGGAGATGCCTGGAATCTTGCCTGGATTGGCGCAACGCTCCTCAATTCCATTCAAAACGTCTGTTAAAAGCTCTCCAATTTGACGACATGGCAAATCTGCGCTGGAATCATCGTTTACAGCCTCACAGACGAGCTTGGTGACGTGCTGGATGGCATCAGTAGCGGAAACGCCATCGGCCTCTTGAAACGCCTGCAAATGGGCAATACCAGCAGCCATGGCACCGATCATCTGGCGTGACTGAAACTTGTCTCGCACGATCTGTGCATAATAGGGAAAATGAGATGGTATCGGCACAAAGGAGAACAACTCAGAAATCGCAGCAGGCCCACCAACCTTGTCCAGTTGCTTAGAATCTCGCAGAAGATGCGTTATTGATATTGGATCAACTGGTTTTCCAGATGCCCATAGGCTCATGGCTAAGGCGGCTATAGTGCGATTAGCCGGGTAAAAGAACATCTCGGCAGATGGTGATTCTTCGCATCTTGTAGGCTGTTGCAAAAGGCATGACAGCACACCCTTTTCAGCCTCGTCTGAGCATGGCAATGGCTGGTTTGCAATTAAGCCAAGAAGTTCTTCTGTTGATGCTGGCCTATCCATGGAAGCTAAATTCTCCATGGTATATTTTGCTAGCAGTCAAATACGCTTCACTGGCATCTTTTGGGTCATTGTATAACCCTAGTGATATTTTCCTTCCAAGAAGAACAATTCTAGCGTTCCACTTATTTGCTTGCTTGTGCCAAGAAACACCCTTGTACCCACTAGTATTGTTAGCCTGCTTTCCTCGGTTGCAGTGATTTTGAGAATTTGTGGCCAAGCGCAGATTGCACTTCCGATTGTCTAACTTGTTGCCGTTGATGTGGTCAACCTGGAGGCCATTTGGGAAACCCATTATCTGACGATGCATGTAAACAGTACCACTAATCTTATCCCTTTGCTTTCCGGGCCTTCGGGCGTAACCATTCCTTAAAATGTGCCATTTATTTTGAGATAATGATTCAAAATCATCGTCGTCAACAATTGATTCCATGCCATTTGAAAGTTTGATTGTTTTCATAAATTAGTAAGAGCCTTTGTTGAGAGAGGCTAGAAGATCCTCGGTTGTGGGTGGTTGTGTCATTGTTGTTTCTGAGCCTCCACGATAATCTTCGGCCAATTTTGGCAAAAGTCGAAAATTGTAGATGCCCTAACAAAAGCTGGGCAAAACTTGTCTTTTGATCGCTCCCAGCACCAAGAAACAATATGGATCAGCTCTTGGATGTCTTTATCGCAGATGCGGAGGAATCCTTGAAGCTGCTTGGCATCCTTTGGCTGGAAATAGTACTTTTCACCAAATGTCTTGATGTAGCCATCTGAATAGGCGGTGATGAATGGATGAAATCTGGGGTCTGCCGGAAGTGGAGGTCTGCCACGCCTTTTGGGTATTGGCATTGAAGAATTAAGCCTCAAAACCTCTCCGGCATTTATTGCCGGTAATGGTGTATTCTCTGATGTACTCTCTGTACATATAGTAGTTTGGGGAAAAACAGGAATCTGGATTGCTGGTTCTCCACAATCCAGTATGTGGTTTTTCCGCATACTGGACGTTAATTGATATTCATTGGCGCTAGCGGTAGCCGAAGCCCAAAAAGCAGAAAGATTAATGCGGTAGTAGAGTTGAGCGGGTATTCCGCATCTCTTTTCCTCCCAAAATGACTTCTCGCGCAAAATCTTGCGAGCGCCCTCCTGCTCATATCTAGTCAAGCAGGTTTCCACCTCCCACTCCTCTTGGGTTTTATAAAACCACCCATTAGGGTCTTTTGTTCGACTGCTCCAATAATAAGCCTGACTTAACATTAGCCCTGCCGTTACTGAATTTGTCATTCGAGCTAACAGCGGCTTAAACGCCACTGTTTTTTCCATCAGTTGATCTAACAGTGAAAAATTCATAGATCAAAATTCACTATTTTTTAACCAATTCTGAAGATGACTAATTAAACACTTCACCTGATCTCTATCAATGTGAATTCTTGTACTTATGCTAACCTCTTCTGAAATTGGATAACTTACCCATCCACAAGTTTCATCTGTTTTGATTCCAAATTTGGCAGCATTCCTTGCCAAGATTTTTGGATTAGGGTTGTTAACGCCTAACCAAATAGCAGAACCTCCAACCTTTCCGTTATCATCCCCAAGCCAGATTGAGCTTTGTTCAAGTATGCACTTATTTTCAGACAAGTCATCAAATGCGACATACTGAAATCCATTCGATGTTCTTTGTGGTTCGTTTAATTTATTCATAATCTAAAACGGCCCTCCCCACGCAAACAGGGGTGGAAACCGAAAGACACGGCGGCCCTGAGAGGTGGGGAGGATTTAGTTTTAGAGTACACTGTCTTTGTTTTTAGCCGTTTCCACGCGGCATATAAATTTACACAAGTCGTTATTAGCGTCAACAAAAACTACCCAATCGCGGCCAGTTCTTCGTGCTGTGCCAGCACATTCTGCACATAGGAAGAGTCATCAACTCCAGCTTCGAGCAGGCAATTGTAAAGCCTATCTGCATCCTTGCGCGATTCGACCAGCTTACCACGCCATATATCCTCGATGCGTATTAGTTGCGCCTGGAAGCTCTCCTGGCGTTCTTGAAGGCGCTGGTTTAACTCGGTGATCACTTCACCTATTTTGAGGCATTTAATCTCCAATTCGGCATATTTTGTGATAAGACTGTTCCGTTCTAGTACAATTTTTCTGGCAAAGTCTGTAGAAACCATATTTTTTGGGGAAAAAGCCATTTTCTCAGCCGCATCTGTCTCTGGTGTATTCATATACCGTTATTGATAAAGTGTACGTCGATCTCTGCTGCGATGTCCTCAACCATGTCGTCCAGTGTATCGACAGCACATTCCCAGACTGCATCGCGCATCAATGGGTCGTAGCTGGCAATCTGAATTGCTAGCAGATGGATGAGGACTTGTGTTGTCTCATCTTTTGATGCCTTCGTTCCATTAAGTGTGCGAGCCAGTTGATTGTGAAGTCGGCACTCTGCTGATGGTTGTTTTGAGTTTGGCATGTGGTTTACCAGTTTCGATAACGACTGTCCCAATAAAGCGGCATCCTTTGGTGTATCCATTTTCTCCAAAATAGGGAGCTAACGTCTTTTACATTGCTTAAACCGCAACGACGATGAATGTGAATGCCATCATTGGAAAGGGCAAAATCATCACCATCTTCATCGGTTGGCAATCTTTCACTTAACGGAGTCCACTGATGCAATGACTTTTGCCATTCATATTCTTCAATTTCTGATTCTGGCACATAAGGCTCATCTCTCAGAGGACATGTGAATGGCTGCTCTGACAGCCGAAGAGCCTGAATAATTCCATAGCAAGATATTAGCCATCCAGAGTTTTTGAAATGATTTGGGTAAAATTCTTGCCAAGCATATTTGATCCTACACGATGCGTTATGCTTACTGCATCCAAGTTTTGCGGCTATTTGCGTACTGCTTAATCCTTTGTATGCGAGAAGTAATTGCTGTTTGAATACTTTTAAGTCTGAGTTCCATTTAACTCGGCTTTTTTCCGCCGCCATTCTTGACAAAAGATTCTTTTTGCTTTTAACAAGGGATGCCAACTCTTTGCGAAGAGGTTCAATTTTGATTCGTAACTCTTGAATCTGTTTATCTAAAGATTCTGGACTATTTTTCACTTTATTGTCCTCCTACAGTATTCAGCTATCAGCAAACTGTCTGCAATAGCGTGCGTGCATTTGATGTGTGGAAACAACTGTTGGGCGCGACTTTTGCTCACGTTCTTATCGCCTTTTGTGAGGCATCCAAGATCCTTCTGCCATCTTTGCGGAGTGACGTAGGTGTATGGGATGCGTGCCGCAGTGAGTGCCATCTCCAGGTTTCCAAAGCCGCGACCAAATTTGAAGGACGATGAGACTCCTTGCCCCGGCATGGAATGCACAGATTCAAGACAGCAGTGAATCGTGTCACGCTTAAAATCGTCTGGATTCCATTCATCAAACACTTCCCACAAATCAGTCAGAGTCTCAGGCATTTTTACAGCCCAAGCCTTCGCTGGAT